TAAGGTGAGGTGGTGCTTAAGGCTCTCGTAACTTTCGGCAAATCTATCAGACAAATTGGGATCCTCATAGCCAAAATGGGCCTTGCAGTATACAATTACAGCCCTTTTTACAAGCGGATCGGTATCAACTACCTTTGCCGCTGAAACACCACTTAAGATTAAATCAGCCTTAGCTGCATCGATCAAATCAGCTATCTCGGCATCAAGATCCGTCCCATCAGCCCTAAGCGCATCTCTCACATCATCCAGCAGCATCACTCCACCCCATTTCAAAAAGGGGACGGTACAGCCGCCCCCGTTAATTAAGCCACTTTCTTTGTTACAGTTACCAAGCTGTTCTTATCGACTACTTTACCATCAACAAGCATAATCGCCTTTGTAACCTGATCATCTGTATCATTGTCCTCATATCGCTTTACGGTGATATTGTAATTTGTGTTGAGGACATAATCCCGGAAATTGAAAAGAAACGCGACAACAGTATCCTCCGTGATCGTCGCGCCTAAACTGGTCATATAATCGTTCAAGACAACGGTCCTGCCGAGCAGGCTTCTTTCAGGCCGGCCGGCGATACCGTAGTTCACTCTGGCGATCGGCTGACCCTGGCCGTCAGTCATGCCTAAAAACTTCATAAAAGTTTTTTTTGTCATGCACCATACTGCGCCACTCTCATAGGCGAGAGGAAGGGCGGCTTCAGCATCAAGCAGGGTTACATAATCCGGATCTTCAGCGGCCAAAATATCAACATTCTGGCCTTCAACAATTGTTTCAGCCAAGATACCTTTCGGCTGCCCGACGCCGGTACCGGAGATGATTGCCTGTTCCAAAGCCTTTGTCATAGCTTCGGCAATGTTGTTGATGATGGTCGTTTCAAATACGCCTAAAGTCACAACGCTGACTTCAAAGCTCACAGACACAGCGCAGCGCAGTCTGAAATAGTTAAAGGTAATGCTGCCAGTTGTCTTTTTCTGTTTATCACTGCCAGAACCTTCGGCCGTCCAGGTCGCGACAGGCTTCACAGTAGATGTCGGAATCGCCAGGCCGCCTTTATATGCCGTCCTGGTTACCAGCGGCAGAATCATTCCTGTGGCTTCCAACTTCTCCACAATTTTTTCAAGGATTGTAGTAGGAATCACTGTTCCGACATCCGGAGTAGTTGTACTCTCATCAGTGTTCATAAATTTTGCCGGAATAGGAACACCATTCAAAACATTATTCATGAATGCTTTCCGATATTCAACGGAAGCATAAACATCCGTCTTGTCAAGGTTTTCCTTTACCATCGTGTCAATCACCCTTCCGTCAACAACCGGTTTACCTGCATCCTGGAGGTCAACGATCTTCTTGTCGTTATTCAAGGCATTCAAATTTGCCTGCGCCTTTGCAGCTGTTTCATACTCAGCATCCAGCTTTTCAACTTCCTTCATCTTCGCTGTCGCTTCCTCGGTTTTACTGTTGTTGATAAATTCCTGAGCCTGGGCAAGCAGTTCTTTCCGCTTTGCCAAATACTGTTCTTTATTCATCTTTCATATCTCCCTTCAATTTTAAAAAGTTTAATTTAGTCTGTAATAAAAAATCCGGCCCGTTGTTTTCAACGTCCGGCTTTTTAACCTGATTTTTGATCTTTGCAATCGCCTCAGGCGGTATGCCACCAAAACCATTATAAATGCTTACCACTTGTTTTGGCGTCTCAAACATCACGCCGTCTATAAATTTATTTTTAACCACTTCTTCAGCTGACATCCAGGTTTCTCTATCCATCAAGTCCTTGAGTGCTTTATCGGATAATCCTGTTTTCGCTTTATACGCATTTGCTATGGCCTGATTTGCGGTTTTCAGGACTTCTGACGTATGATCCATAGCTCGGTAATCTCCCTCAGCCCGGCCATAGACATTATGCATCATAAATAACCCCGTTGGAGTGATCTGACTTTTTCCTGCCATCGCTATTACACTGGCGGCGCTGGCGGCAACACCGACAATACTAATTACCATATTACCCTTACATCCCCGCAAAGCTGTGTAGATTTCGCTTCCGGCAAACACATCCCCGCCGCCGCTATTGATCTCAACTTCTATGTCTTGCCCATTCGCATCTTCAAGCGCCTTTTGCACATCTTTTGGACTTGTTGCCTCAATCCCGAGCCATTCATAGATCCACTTATCGTTGTTCTGCACAATGTCGCCCTTGATATTTATTTTCTTCATGCTACACCTCCTTTCGCTACTTGTTTGCATAATAAAAACGCCCTATATAAAGGCGTTTTCTTTTTGGTATTCTTCATAGTACATCCAAACTAAAGGTTGTCCATCTTTTGAATGTCCTGCAGTTTTTTGTACTTGCTTACAATTTTTTAGTATGTTTGAATTAGTTGTATTATACTTTTTCCCTGCATATTTTGCACAATCGAATACTTCGTGAGTATTTAAACATATAACCTTTCGTGCTCTTGGATTACTACTTCCCTTCATAGCTTCGGAATGTTCTGGCCTACTAGCCCCATAATTAGGATTGTTTTCGCCTTTCAATGAATTGCTTATTTTTAATTTTTGAGCTTCAGACATTGGCTTTCCATAATTGGGTGCATTTGCGCCAGAATATTTTAAGTGTTGAGTTACACTCATTTTTTTAAATATTGTTGTTTTCTCTTCGTCTGTTTTTCCTGCAAGTGAATACCCATTTCCTCCTCCAGATGATAAATTAAATCCAAATCTTCTGTCTAGCGCGTTATATTCGTTTATCCAATAAATTTCTCTCTCGTTTAAAATTTTAAAATTGTTCTCGCATATTTCCAACATCTCAAATTTAAAATTTTCTTTACCATATTTATTCCATGAGTTTTGAAGATAGGAATTATCGTGTTTGTTATTTTTCAATCTTCTTTTATGGTCTTTTATTCTTTCTTGGATATTTGTGCTTTGCCCTATATAAACTTTGTTATTAGTTATACATGTAATTTTGTATATACCACTTTTTGACATAATAAATACACCTCCTGTAGTGCTTGTCCTGATTATTGTTATGTAGGAAACATAGTCAGGAAACTATGCTTGTCGCCCCGTCGGGCTATCCTACATCTTTATTATATCATTCTTCCGTTTGTTCTTCAATTATTCCTGTGTCCTTTCTCAATAAATATTTTTCTCCTCCTTCAATTGGTGAAAGATTTAATATCTCTCTTACTTCATTTGGATTCATTATTCCTCTGTCAACGAATTGTACAAGGTTAAGTTTTGTTTTCATTGCCGCATACTGCAAGCTGCTTGCTTCAAAAATTATTTTATTTCCAAACCCGCGTTCACGCCTTGTAAACAATTTTCTTGTATACTCATTCCCCATTTGTGTAGCCAAAGGTTCAATGACGCTCTCAAAATATGCGTTCCATTCGTCTTCGGTATATTTGCTTTGTATAATCTTGTCATTCACATTAAAAAACGAATAAATTCTTTGTGTTGTCCTGTCTATCTGTGCCGCATTTGGTACATAGTCGTGTGGCTCAACCTGCGTTACGTCTGCCTTTGCGTCTGTCCCTGCGGCGCCTACACTGCTCGTAGTAGTAGAAAGATAGTTTTCGACAAATTGGTCGACATTCTTTTTTATATCCTCCGGTCTTAAAGATTGTGTAAATTTCAATAACCAGCGGATAACATTAGAATTTTTTATTGCCTTTACTATTCCCTGGTCTGTTGTATTTACTACTTCCATTAGGGAGACTAAGGCGGCCGCCGGGCTTTCTCCAAAGATATCATTATCATTATAATCCTGTCGCAAATGGACTATATCCGAATAGGGGAAAGTAATTATTTTACCATTTTGCATAACAAACTTAAGATACAATAACCCGCTTCTATCATACAAGGCCTCTGCATTAAGGGCCTGTATCGGGTATAATTCCACTGGATAGCCGTTATCATCTCGATGTATATAAATAAAGGCGTTATTGTTTAGCTCAAGCTGTGTGGCAATTTTTTCTTGCAGCATTTGCCCGCTCATGTATGGATTCGGATCCTCAAGCAAAAATCTTATATACGGTTCAGGATTGACTTTGAATCCTTCTTGCTGATTGTTCCGGATATGCTTTGCTACAAGTTTTCCTATTGCTCTCGCCTTTGGCCTTATGCAAGAACGTACAATATCCGAATGATACAATTTCCCATTCCATGCATAATACCCGTTTCCTTTTTCCGTTACCATCTGAAAACGGGTTACAGACGGATTCTTGTTGAAAAATCTACTAAATAGGCTCAATTAATCGCCTCCTTAAATCATGTATATTTACTAATTAGCTTTGCTTTAGTAATGAAATAGCCCTAATACAGATAGGGTTTAAAATAAGTTGTTGTATTTGTTTTGAATTGTATATTATAGTTTTTCCATCCATGAAATCCACTTTCACATCTTCATCAGTTTTTATATTTGTTTCTCCCATAATTGTTAATATCAATTTTAATACCTCCTTAAATAATATTCATATAGTCATTATAGTATTTTTCGTATACAATAAACGCGTCCATGAACGAGGCAACACCATCAATCCTACGTCTTGGATTACTTGTTTTAACCAATGCAATATTGTCATTCCTGTCAACGCTAATCGCACTGTTTGAGAGGTTCCATTTGAAAATTGGGTTGTTTCCATAATTTATTCTTTTAGCTTCTAATTCTGCCTCTACTCTCTTTAAAGGGTTAGAAAATGTCTTTGCTCCTTGAATTACTGGCTCGGTTATCTTTCCGAAGTTCTGTTCTAGTTCATCTATTAAATAAGTTGAACTCCAACTATCATAACCAATCTTAAAGATATAAATATCCATTTCGTTTTGAACTTCCAATAACCACTTTGTAACATCTTTGTAGTTTACTTTATTGCCTTCACTTACTCTTAATAATCCTTTATCTAACCATGTAGAATATGGAATTTTATCCTCCTGCACTCGTTTTTCTAGTAAATCACCTGGTAGCCAATACATTTGTTCAACATATAGAACTGGATCATCGGGAACTCTAAATATTATAGTTGCGCAAGTTAAGTCTGTGGTTGCTCCAAGGTCAATTCCTGCAACACAATACCTAGGTTTTAATTTTTCTATATCAAATGTAGCTGTATTGTTCAATACCTCAAATGGCAGCCATGCTTCGGAACTTGTTTCCCTAACATCAAAATCCTTACAAAGTAAATTTTTTACTAATAGCGGATTAGCTTTAGCCTTATTAACTTTACCCCTCAAGGTATCTAAAACCTTTATTGTCCCTAAGCCCGGGTTGGCTTGGCACCAGCATTCCTCATTCTGCCAATCTCTTCGATTGTCCAATTCATATATAACCGGCAAAAATCTTTCGTCATGATACCCGTCAGGATCCCCGTAACCATTTATTACCCTTTCGGCTTCGTCATATTTTAGGTCAAATACACTTTCTCTTACAGTCCCTGCTGTAGTGGTAATGAATATAAGCGGCTCTTCCCTTGCCGAAGTGCCATCAACTATGACATCATAAAGATTCTGGTCCTGCCAGGCATGAATTTCATCTAAAAGTGCCCCGTGGACATTTAAGCCGTCGAGGCTGTCGCTATCCCTGCCAAGAGGTTTAAAAAAAGAATCGTTAAAATCGCTCTTCATTTCTGCCACCAAAGGTTTTATCCTCTTTCGTAGCACAGGAGATTTTTTAACCATTCTTTTAGCTTCGAGCCATATTATTTTTGCCTGGTCTTTCTTAGTCAATAAGTTATTACCCATAGGCTTTTTATCCTATGCTCTGGAGGTTTCCCTCATTTTCATCAATTGGTCATTTCCAATTCAGTTTAGCGTACATTTTCAACCAATAAAAAAGACAACCTTATTGGTTGTCGGGCACTCTTGGAGGGGTTATAGTCTATTCACCCTCTACGCGTTACGGTGTCAATTAGCCTTCCGTCATCTAATTGATTACCTCGGTATTAGCTTGTTTAACATATTGGTTTATGTGAGTTTGTGAATTTATATTTCTTGCTTTCAATTCTTTTCTCAAAGTGTTTCTGCTTATATTCATTGTTTTTGCTATTATATTTTGAGAATGTCCTTGTAAATACATTTCAATAGATGTTTCAATTTTATCTTCTTGTAAAATTGATGTTCTGCTTTTTAATTTTTCTCTAACATCGGGCATGATGTGTAAATATGTTTTTCCATACATGAGATTATAAACTACATCATTACTGACTTGATATTTATTAGATATGTCATTGGCTGAAATACCTTTCAATAAATCAATTATTATTTGTTCTGCAATTTTATCACTTATCAAAGCGTTGGGGTTTTTCTCTCCCCAATGTTCTTTGTTTCTCTTTTTTGTTGCTATTGATTTATTAATTGATTCTTGGGATATCTTTTTACCTTTTTGAGCAAGGCTTATTTTCTTCTTGTGTTCGTCTGTAAATTTTCTTCCTTTTCCTGCTTCACTCATTTTAAGCCTTACTTCCTTTGTAAAGTTTCTATATCTCTGACCACCATACATCATATTATAACCTTTGTCATGGTTACAAGCGTCTAATTCCTTAATGTAATATCTTTCTAATTTATCAAGTTCTTCAATTTTACATTCTTCAAGCAATTCCATTTCAAAGGAGTTTTCTCCATATTTATTGAATGCTCTTTGAAGATGTTCATTATGATGTTTGTTTTCTTTCAAGCTACTTAAATGGCTATTTTTTCTTTTTCTATAATTCACTGTTTGCCCGATATAAACTTTATTATCTATTAAATTTGTGATCTTATAAATTCCTACAACTCTCATTCCATTCACCTCTTGCAATAATTATATCATATATTAATTGCTTGGTCAATGTTTGTTTCTATATATTAAATTTAGCCTTCACCGATTTTGCCCGATTTTTACCCAATCATTACTAACTGGGGCGCCACTAGTTTAGCGCATGCATAAACTTCACTTCCTGGTTCCCCGTCGGCTATTTGCAAATACAATCCTATAGCAGCGGCCAAGGTAGATTTCCCGTTTTTTCTTGCTACAACTAACATTACCTCCCTGAATTTCCTTGTTCCGTCTATTTTGTGAACCATTCCGAATGTTGCGGCTACCAATGCTTTTTGCCACAACTCCAAAATAAAAGGCTTACCCCCCATCTTGCCTTTGGAGTGCTTACAATAATTTTCTATGAACTCTATAGCATGATTGGCTTTTGCCGAATCATATTCCCATTCACTTTTGGGATCGTTTATAATTCTTATAAGCTCCTTATATGTTTTTTTAACCTTTGCCGAAACCTTTTTTTTATTTTGCTCGTTTGCGTTTATCCAGGTCCAGTATTCAACGATCGGATTATAATCCTTCGGGTATACTATCTTTCTTACTGTTGTCATTTGCCATTCACGAACTCATCGAATCCATCATCCTCATTTTTAGGTTCTTCTTTTGGTACCAAATCAGTAAGCTGCTTTATAATACTTTGGTAATTTTTGTTCATAGTATTGTATAGTCGAGCAACAGGCCTTTCTCTTTCATACGGATCCGTTTTCTCTGACTGGGTAAACATTTCTATATACCCGTTTTCGTCTATGTCTTTTTCCCACTCTTCCAAGGTAATACGCATATATGCGGCCCTTTGGATTAGCCCATCTATAATTGCTTTCTGATCTTTGCCTATGTTTTTATAAATCCGCCTTAGTCTTTTTTCTTCCTTGGAAATTCTTTCATCTTTGGATAACTCCTTCTTCGCAACCACATATACCACCTCGCTTTTATCTGTAAAATTTTAGGGCAGGAGGGTCACGTGCAAACCCTGCACGGTTTTTGATTGT